CCTCCCTGCCGCAATTGCTGTAAATAGCAATCCACCCTGCTTTGTCGGTATCTCCCTCCAGTGCCATCACCTGCGTTGGTGTGCGCGGTCCCGTTGTGTAGCTTTTGCCGCCTGCTGATAACTGCAGTGTCGGCATGTCTTGCAACGTCTCCGGTGGTCTTCGTAGATTCAGCGTTGTGCCCCAAAGATTGAACGTGCCGAAGTAATCAACACCCTCACTGGCCGAGACTTCCTCTTGACGGTTGAAGACCTCTACCAGTTGCTCAGCATTGCCTAGTTGGCAAGTGACCTCGACATACAAACCCGCCTGGGTGCCTGCCGGAGCTGTCAAGAAATAGGCAGGAACATCAACCCACTCAATGCCGTTGGCCTTCATTGAGACATCAACAGTGCTCCCAACAGTTGCCTTGATGTCTTCCACGTCATCGTCCAAACGATCCGTGCGCCAAGCGTTGTAGCAATCCAACAGGCCCGCCCATTCGGTCGCTGTCATCAATGCCGTGACTTGCACCGTTTCAGCCGTAAGCCCTAGTTGTGTGTCTGTCTCTGCGTAGCCGAATGGCTGCACCGTAAAAAAGCCAGCGGAATACTCAAAATCGCCAATCTTCAGCGTTGACAGGAGAGTGCAGTCAGTCATGAGAGTGCGTTTTGAATTTGGATGGTCCCATCTGTTATTTGCGCGTCAACTTTTACGCCCCAATCCTTATTGGTTAAGCCTGTGATCGACTCAATTAATTTCTCATTGCTCTTGGCCAATACGCTGTCCCCGCCTTTGGCAACTGTAGTATTCAAATCAGTGATTGCTTTCGTCAAATCCTGCTGAGCAGTAACAAGGGCCTTTTGCCCATACAACTCCTCGCGGGCGTTCTCAATGAATTTTTGTCGGAGCGCAAACTGTGACTCTTGACTGCCGCCACTAACTCGCAAGCCTGCAATCTTTTGACCAGCCGTCCCACCTAGAGACTTGGCAAGCTCAGCTTGAATCTTGCGGAATTCTTGCTTTTGAAGTTCAACACCTGCAGCTTGCCGCCCTCTTTTTTGCCCTGGGTCTAGATACTGGTTTATGCCGCCATCACCAAAGAGTTGGGAGGCCCTGTCGGTCTTTGCTTTGCCAAGTGCATCAGCGGCGCTTAACGCTGTTTCCTTGGCTTCTTTGTATGCCTCCTTAAGGATCCTGGCGGCCTCTTCAGCAGCAATCAAACTGGCGTTTGCTGCGTCCTTAGCAGCAGCATCAAGCTTGGAAAAATTCTTGTCTTTCTTGTTAGTTGCTCTAAGCTTTGCGTTGGCTTCCTGCGCTGCCCTTTCAGCTTGTGCAAGCTTTACGCGGGATGCCATCACCTTTAAGGTGCTGGGCCCGTAGATGCCTTTGGCTTGCTCCATTGCCAAGGCCTCACTGCGCTTGAGTTCAGCGTTAACGACCTTTAACTCTTCAGCGGATTTCGCAAGAGCGGTGTTGGTGGTAGACGGCGGAGAATTAACCGTACCCAACATGTCTTTGAAGTCTTGTTTGAGCTTTTTGTTTTTCTCCCCGATCTTGTCAGCAGTCTTTGAAATCTCTTTGCCTGCCTTGCCAATAGCAGCTGAGATGCCTGCATAAGCGGCAGCGCCAGCCGCCAATGACGCCCACCCAGCTGGGCCGCTAAATGCTTGCAATAAAGCCTTTGCCTTTGCCAGCGCAAGCGTTCTAAGCCGCCACAACGCAATGACCCCTGTAACAATCTTGATTGCAGCGACAAGCTTTAAAGCAACCCCAATAAAGTTTCCAACTTGCTTGATCGTGCTAACAATCGTGTCTCGGTTTTCCGCAAAGACTTCAGACAGATACGTGATGCCTGCAGCTAAACCGGCCAACCCTTCCGCAATAGCTGGGCCTACTGCTTTCGCCACATTCTCCGCAAAGTTTTCAAACGCTTTGCTTAGCCCTTCAACGTCTGTTGGTGCCGCAATATCCAAGGCCGCCAAAGATTTGGCAGCTTCAAACAGAACATCTGTTGTCAGTTTTCCTTGGCCACCAAGCTCTTTCAATTGACCAACGGTCGTGCCTGACGTTCCGTTGACGGTGTCAAATGCCCTTGCGATTTCTACTGCCGCCCCTGGCAAGTTCTCTAACGTGCTGCGCAGCTCATCACCTGTTAATCGCCCGGCGCTGAATGCTTGCTTCAACTGCATGATGCCTGAAGCGGCTTCTGCCGTTGTTGCCCCACCCCTCAGGGCTGCCTTAGTAAAGCCAACAAACAAAACCTCAATTTGCTGCAGCTCTAGCCCTGTCGGCCTGAGTGCTCCATAAAGCTTTGAAAGACCTTTAGTCGCTTCAAGCGAAGAAATGTTCAATACTGCCGAGACACGCGCGACCGCCTCCGTTGCTTGCGCTGTTTCGTTGTATTCAGCTGTTAAAAATTGCAGCTGTCTCCCAGCGTTCTGAGATTGCTTGCCGATTTCAGTAATTTGATAAACAAGCGAAGCAAATCCAACCCCACCGGCCAATGCCGCTAATGGGGCCAGTGCTCTGCTCATCCCATTGATAGCGGCGTTAGCTCCCTCAAAGCCACGCTTCATTTTTTCTGTCGTGACTAATGTTTGCCGCTCAAATTTTTTGAGCTGGCGCATTGTCACATCAATGCCAAGCAAAGAGATCTGAACTTCTACCTTTCCGCCGTATTCAGCCACTCATTCAGAACCGCTCTTCTAGCTTGCCCTCTGATTTCGGCAAACTAGAGGAGCAAGGGGAAGACGTGGCCAGCGCATTATCAACGCTTAAAAACGCAGTTGCTGTTTTTGAAGTGCCAACAAATGCCGTGATGGAAGACCCGGAAACAGGCAACATCGTTCCAGTTAACGAGACCATCACTGTTGAATTATTTCTGCGGCGTGGTTTTGGTCAAACAAGAGTCCCCGAATCCAATCAGGACCAGCAACTGCCCGGTGTCGATATTCAAGGCGACCAATTTATTGGCTATTGCGTAACCCCTACAACCCTTGATGATCGCGTCCGGCCAGGCACCGTGGGACTACTTGATTTCGCGGGTGAACCTCAAAAAGAAATTACGGTGCAGGATGCCCGCTTTATGTACGGAAGCACCGGATTACTAGGCAAAACGTTGATGGATGTCTTGGGGCATCAGATCAGGCTTGAGGCAAGTGATTACAGAGGAATCGACACTGCCTTATGACTAAATTTGTTTTTAGCGCTGAAGTCTTCATTGACAAAGACATCTTGCGCAGAAAAGCAATAAAAGCTCTTAACGAGTATTCAGCCAAAATTGGCGATGAATTCCAGGAGCAAATTGAAGCTGATGACTGGGCCTGGACAAACAAAACAACAAAACGCCGCAATGGCCAGACAGCAGGAAACCCACGCGACATCGTGGATACAGGCGAGCTGCGCGATTCGCAACGGGGTCCGTTGATTGGATACAACCGTTATTCACGCGGCTTTGAATGGACCGCTGAACACGCTGCACTTGTGCGGGAGGGGTACCTAACCAAATCAGGCACCCGAGTCTGGGGGCGTGACTGGGTGAAAACAGCGTTAAACGCTATCCCCTTTCCCCAGTTCATCGCCCGCCGTATGCGGTCTTAATCAGGACGTTGCTGCAGGCGTCCAGACATAAGCATTCAGACCAGCCAACGTGAACGTAACCGCTGCAATGTTGCCTGCGGTGATGTCCTCAGAGAAGTTGGTCACGTATGCCACGCCCGCATGAGTTTCGGCTGTGCTAATTGGCAAGCCAGTGTCGCAATCACCGGATGGCTTGGGTGATTCACGGAACCATTCGACAGTGATGCCTAGGGCAGATTCCAGCGCTGCTTTCTTCAAGATCAAGTAGCCAGGATCCAGCATGTCGATATTCAACGTGCAATCAACGGTGTAGCTGTTGCCGGTCACAACGCTTGCTGCCCAGCCGCCTGCGCTGTCGTCATAGGTCTGGACATCGGTGGTGTCAGAGCTTGACTGAAGAGCAAAGTTTGACAGGTTCTTGACCTCTGTCATTCCAGTGCCGTCGGTCGGTGCATCCGAACAGGCGTCACCTTCTTTGATATAGGTTTTGTACCCAAAGGCAGCGTAAAAAGACACGGCAGATAGAAGGGTTTTGTTGGGCTAGTTTGCCCAGCCCATTTCAATCGCTTCCTCTTCGATCAAGTTTTCCAATGGAGTCGGACGCGGGCACTGATGATGTTCCCAGTCCATTTGTTCGTGATACATGCCAGCGGTGGCAATCAATGAATCTTTGACGGCTTGCTCTGTCACGCCAAGTAGTTCAGCCACTTTGGGTAACGCATGACCTTCACCGGCCAAACGGCGAACGCTGCTAGATAGTGCCCGCACCTTGTTTGGGGCCGTCACTGCAAAGTTGTGGTCTCGGATGAAATGCCGTATTTCACCGCTGGCAAACGACGTGAAGATAGTGCTGAATTTGCCTTTAGCTGGATCCCATGCTCGCCAAGATTTGATAAACGCCATATCGATACAGCTGTAGACGTCCAACGCCTCGACCATTGAATACTTGCGCGTCATCTTTGCCCCCATCAGCTTGATTAACCCCTGGTGTTCAACGTATGCCTTGCGCATTTCACGTTGTTCCTGTTTTGACAGGGCTTCGCACAGCCACCCCCCTTTTGGGGCCCCAGGGTCTTCACCCAATAAATTCAGCTGCTGAAATTCAGGAACGAACACGCAACAGCACCCGGCTATCACCAACAGCACTAACCGTGGTGCTTAGACAACCCAAGATCTGAGACAAGATCGGGACCTTGCTCATCAGGTTTCCATCGCCGTCTGAGGCGTCATCCTTGAACTCAACTAAGAGTTCACCTTTGCCAAGGCTGATTTTGCTTGTATCGCTGTTGTTGATGCCAGGGATCAACTGGCCAGGAACACCGCCGCCAGAACTTGGGTCATTGCCTGGGTTAGATCCAGAAATAAACGTCGGATCACCCAACAAGATGCAAGCAAGCTGAAAAGTGGCATCTTCCACCTGCGCAGGCATATCGTTGCACCCGTAGTTGTAATCACCGCAAACGGCATTAGCCCGAGGCCATTTCAACGGTTGCGACGGATCGCATTTGGTGCCGACAAAGTCCAAGGTATCCAGCCATTTTGTGGCATTAACCAAGGCTTTTTCTTTGTCGATTTCTTCTGTGGTGTTATTCCAAGAGTTATCACCAAGAGCTTGGGCTCCTAATGCGTCACCCTCAGCAACGCTTAGATAACTATTGAAATCAATTGCCCCGAGTAGCGCGGTCAAGCTCATTGGAAAGTTCCAAAATGGTTGCCCTGAGCAACTGGTTTTCACGTCTTAGTTTAACTGCAATGTCACTGGCTCTTTCTTGCTTCCAAGTAGAGCAAAGCCAGTGGATCGCCTGTAAATCAAACTCTTGTTCAAGAGTCATTTTTGGCGATGACCCCGGCGCAGGACGCATCAGAAAGTACCCCCGTCTAGTTCGTTAGAAACGACCCACGCGCTTGTGTCTGCGTCCCACTGCATTAAGTCACCGGCAACAGTGCCGGTGGGCAATGGATCTAAATCGTCCAACGCGTCTTTTAGCTGTGACGCTTGAACCGCAACTAGCGCAGCGCCGTTGGTGATTTGTGTGTCAGTAGCGAATTTGATCGCACCCTTTTTGCTTTCGCTGCCGTCCTTAATTTTGACAATGGGCTCGCTGGCGCCATTGGTGGCAACGTCAATTTCAATGGGGTCTGCGCCCGTAACAGCAGTAACGCCGCCTGCGCTGCTGATTAATGCCCAGCCGCCATCATCTTCTGACCAAATCGCTTGAACGCCTTCAGTAACGGTTTCGCCGCTAATACCAGTCCATGCCGCTGTTCCTGCGGTGGTGTTGCCATAAATCCAGCCATTCTCTGGGGAGGCTGGCTCTGCACTTCCGTCAGTGAAATCAGCAGTGCCTTTATAGACCGTGCCCTGTTCAAGAGTGACGCTGACTTTGCCGTCGCCATCAATAGCAAGGCCATCACCAATCTGAATACCGCCTAATTCAGAGCCAGTGGCAATCGGCAGAACATATTTATTGGCAAGAATTAAATCAGCGCCAGGGACAACACCAGGCGTGCCCGCCTCAAACTCAGCCTGAGTGGCAAAACGAACAACACCCTTAGTCGTCTTGGTGGCATCAATGCCCGCCAGGGTTACGTCACCGCTTGAATCAATGGCGCTAATGCCAGTGTCAGGCGTTGCCGTGATGCTTTTTACATAACCCCCAGCGCCACCGCCGGAAGGCAAAAACGCACCCTCACCACCAATGGCAATAACGGTTTGCGCTTCACCAGTTCCGGTGTCACCTAAACCGTAGTAAAGGATTTTTGAGTTTTCGTTAAACGCCAGCTCAGCTGACGAAAGCGTTGATGGCGCACCCGCTCCACCCAAGGCATTACGCCGCTTAATTCTGATCTTCTGGGCCATCGTGCTGAGCTAGTCGGTGCCCTAATTTGCCGCGCTAAAAGTTGCCACCATTTAATTGGTTGGCACCAACCCATTTACCGCTGATGGCCTGCATGATGTCGAACTCATTCGCAACAGGCATTCCCGGAATGTTGTCCCATACAACGTCAGTACCAACCTGCAGCAGGTCAGTCCCTTTCTTGAAATAGGTCAAACCTGTATCAAACGCATAGCAGAGTTCACCCTCTTGGATGTCTGCCTTGTTTGCTTCTAAATCAGCGAGATTGCCTCGCGCAATGCAAATCGGGGTCCTAGGGGATGGGGTTGGCATCGTGCCTTATTCGTTGGCATAGCTTGCCCGTTACAGCTCGACAGTGTGAGCAATAACCCAACCCTCACGGCTACGTTTGCGGGCGACCCTGGCAGCGTCTTTCTTTTCAACGTGGATTACGTTCAGTACGCCGTTGCGATAGCAATCCATACGAATCAATCCACACATCACCAGGGCTCCGGCTGTGAGTACATCACAAGTATGCCGAGACAAAAAAAAGAGCCCTGGGGGAAGGGGCTCTTAGGGTCTCGCGAACTAATTTGCCGCTGAGTTATGGAGCAGCAGGGTTCACGCCGCCGTAAGGGGTGTTGACGTCAAGCTGCATTAATGGGATCAGACGAGTGTCTGAGAATGCAGCGGCCCAGTTGCTGCCTGTAGCCAACGCAGCGTTAGACAAGCCAGTTGTCGGGGATCCGGCAAACGTGGTGCCAAGTACGTGGTGACAAGTGTTGTACTTGATCGCCATTTGGTTGGTCCAGGTGTCAATTGAGCGGGCGTACTCAATCGTCAATGGATACTGGCCGCCAGTGCGAATTACACCGGGCTGTGCAAGATAACAGGTGTAAATAGGCGTTTTTTCTGCTGTTGAAGAGACAGGCACTTGGTCGTCAATAACGACCTGCATACCAGCAAAGTAACCAACTTGTGTGTTGGTAACGCCTACGCCATTTGATGCGTAGTTGACGCTGCCGCCTGCATTTTGGAACGTAAGCATTCCAAGGTTCTGCATGTGGAAGGCCACAGCAGAGTGACAAACCAGAACGGTCAAGTCGTTGCCACGCTCACCAAGGCGTGCCTTGGCTTGAGTAACAGCACCCGCGCTCAGGAAGTTTGCTTCGGTTAGGTCATCGACCGCGTCAGCTTCTGTGCCGACAGTGACAACGTGGCCTGCAAGGGCAGTGTCAAACAGGCCGGTCAATTGGCTAATGACTTTTGCCGTCAGCTTCCGGTTCATGTCCAGGCTTAGCTGGCTGGCAATGTTGCTAAGTGCATCTTCTCCGGTCTCAACCTTAGAAAGGTCGTCCATGGAGAAACCAGCGGTTCTGTTTGTGAACACGCCATATTGTGTTGAAGCAGTCTGTTTTTGCCACGTCAGCACACCTTTGCCTTGGTCGCCCCATTTATTTGAAGAATCTAAGACTTCTTCGTTATAATTTAGCGGCGCAAAAAATGGTAATTCGACCAAAACACCCGTCACATTATTCATGCGGGCATCAGTAGCCAACAGGCCACTTTGAACCATCGCGGATGATTCAAAGATTTGTTCTGTTAGATACTTTGAGAATTCACCACTCGTTGCCAGACGTGTTGCTGAGCCAATATCACTGGTAAAAGTGTTGGCGTTTGGAGTTGTTCCGGGGTTTGCGCCTAATGCGTAAGCCATCGATTTAACAAGAGGAGAGGGTAATTACCCCTGCGCTTGAAGCATTGCGGCCTGGTTTGTCCCGTTTTCGCGGTCTGCAACTTTCATTGCAATTTGCTCCGACAAGGTCATTCCAGTCCACGTCTTCCCGCCAGCGGTAGAAGTAGACGAACTCGTTGCACTCATCCCGCGTGCACCGCTACTAGCAAAATTGTGTTCCCAGTTGCTGCCAGGTTGCTTGAGAGTGTTTAGATGAGAATTCAAATCAGTTTCTACGCCACCGGCAAGAATGATCAAATTCCCGTCTTTTAGCCTCAAATCATCCTTCAGCAGGGCATACATTTGGCCAGGGTTGACGGCTCCATTTTGTGAAATGGCACCGACTGCGGCGGCTTTAATCTGATCTTGCTGGCGGTGTGCCCGCTCTTGTTCCAACTGTTGTTGGAGAGCGTCACGCTCAGCAGCAACTGAATCAAAGTTGTTCTTTAAATCAGAGTGGAGGGTTTTGTAATCCTCCTTTTGGATCAAATCAGCCTTTTTCTTTTCAGAAATCTGACGTTGCAAATCTGAGTTGAGATCGGCTGTCTTTTTTTTCTCATCCAATAGCTTCGCGTTGTTCGCTTCTAGCAATTGAATGCGATTCAAAAGATCAGCTTGTGCGTCAGTTCCGCCCGCCTGGGCTTGAGCTTCATCCGCCTGGATGTTTTGCTCTGGAGTTTCAGACATGCGTGGGTGAGTAAAACGGCACTCCGCCTGGAGTTGGTGCAAATATAACCGTTACGCAGCGCGAATATCTACACCCGATCAAATCTCTTGTCGGTTGCATCACCATTGATCATTAATTTCAACGCCCGTTTTGGTTCCATGCCCTTATCGACCATTGCCATGAACTTCTGATTCCTGATCTTTCCAGCGTTACCACCGCCAAAGAATGTGGCGCGGTTGTAGTCATTGGATTGAACAAGGTAATCCGCGTAATTAGGGCGATTGCCGGTGCGGTTCGCAATCACGCTGCGGCGCTTTGTGAATGGCTTCAGCTCGCTACGACTGATGTCTCCCTTGACAGTGTCCGGCCCGTCTTCAGGGTCAAGCTCTGGGGGTTTCTCGCGGTTGCCCTTGCCTTCAGGGTCAAGAATTAAGCCGTAACGCGCAGCATCAAATTCAGCCCGATTCACTGGCACCACTGAACACTGGCAGTTGTCGTGCATTGGCAGCGACGGCAAGCGGTCTCGTTCAGATTCAAATTCACCATCCCACCATGCACAGGTAGCGCAGGTATTTGAATCCAACAGCGCAACATATTCATAGCCCATTTCGGGGTGTGCAATATCAAGGTCAAGATCTTTTGCGGCTTGGTCTTGCGTGCGGTTTGCCACGTCTTCAACGGCATTACGGATCACTGTTTCCTGCCAACCTGCTGCGCGTGATGCTGCGGTGCCGCCTTTAAGGCTGGTGTATTCAATGCCTTGCCGCCGAAATATTTTGATGATTTTTTTGCCCAGGTCTGCTGTTGCATCGCCAAAGGCGATACCAGCTCGGACAATGCGATCAATCATGCGCGTAAGCGACTTGACCCAAGGAGATTCCCGCTGCTTAGGGGTAACAGCAAACAACGTGCGAATGGTCGATGAGCTTGTAGCGGCCAACCCTGCGGCCTCCACGTTGCCTACAGAAAAAGTTGCGCTCACAGTGTCCACACCAGCCGCCGACAGCATCTCTAAAGCGTGCTGACGCGCTGCAGGCATCATTTCATCGACACGCCGCAACAACTCACGCTCAAACTTGGCGCTATATGGCCCCAATGCTTGACGGACTAATGGCAACGATTGTGCCCATTGCCTTTCACGTATCAAGCTGGCGTCTGGCAACGTTTCTACAAGCAAACGAACCTGTCGCATTGCCCTGGCTAATTCAGGCGCCATTGCCTTTGACGTACCTGCCACAGCACGCCGTAATTCAAGTGATTGCTTTAAATACAGCTCTAGTTGCTTGTCGTTCATAACGGCAACCTAGAGAAAAGTATCCCCCCCAAAGTAATGGCAGGCAAAGCAAGCATCAGAAAGCTTGGCGGGCGCATTATGCGATTTAACACTGATGGGACAGTGGAAGACATCACCAATGTCAAGACTTCCGAGGTTTCTTCACCGAAGCCTGTTTTGGATCAGATGAAGGAAAAGGTGAGCGAAGCGGTTCAGGCCGTGGAGGGAGTGGTGAAGCCAAAGGCGAAACGGGGTCGGAAACCGAAGGCTTCTTCTGATTCGTAACAGCGCCAGCGCCTAACAAAGCCAGGGTCGTGGCGACCATGATGCCTACGGTGTTCTCATAACGATCGCCAAGGTTTGGGCACGCTTCCCGTTCGCCAATTTGAAAACAACTAATCGCACCAAAGGTAAAAACTGCAGCTTGCCAGGTAAAGATCCCGGCAAGCATGTAAAGCAGAAACTTCTCGCGGTTAAATGGTTTCATCAATCATGTTTGATGATGAAATGAACGGCTACAGTTTTTGGTCTAGTGACATCATCCCAGCCACTATCAATTGATGGGCGGGCAGTACCATCTGAATAAGCAGATGTGCCACCAGCTCCGTTAAAGGTTCGGGTGTTGGCGTTGGGGATTGAGTTTGATGAATAAGGTGAGCCGCCCGAAGGCTTTGCAGTTTGCTGCGGAAGCTTGATGCCTACATCACCATTGAGATGGTCACCAAGTTGCCCTGGGTAATGCCCGCGCCAATCGGGTAATTTGCCTGATGTATAACCTTCTGATTGCTGTAGATAAGCATGAAGTAATGGATAAACACCAATGTCAAAAGATTCACCTTTTAGCTTTAACCAGCCAGCAGGCGGGTCAGTGTTCATCCAGATCATGATGCAGCCAGCCGGTACGCCTCCGCCTTGGGCATCCACATACGCCTTGTTTGCCGCCATTGTGTCATTTGTTGGCGTGACAACGTTGTAGATCTTGGTTTCTGGCGTACCACCGTTTGGGTCTAGAACAATGTGCGACCCAACTCTGTCGTCAATGCTGTCTGTGTGGCTGGAGCGCAGCCGCATTTGACCGTCATTAAAGACATAGATGTTTGTGTCTGAAGTGCTGCTATTGGGTTCAATGTCAAATTGCGGGCTAGCTTTATTTCCTCTGTTGAACCTCAATCGGTTGGTGAGTGTTCCTCCGGTTAGGCTTAGCTTTTTGTCGTCTAGTAGTTGAACTTGGGCGTCAACGTAATCTTTAGAGGCAGACGATGCGTTCTGCGGGTAGATAAAAACCTGCCTTTCAGCCCCTAAAGCAAAATCACAATTACCTGAAATAAATTCGACAGCAACAAGAGTGGGTGCCCCACTTGCGTCAGTAATTTTATAGCGACTTACTTTGCCGTTAGCTGGATCAACGAACTCAATGATGTCATCATCGTTCATTGGTTTGGTGAGTACGTTGTCAGCGTCCTCAGTGCCAAAACTTACAACGACGACATTCGACCAAAACGGATTATTAGTAGACAGTTGACCTGCTCTTGAGACAGGCGTTCCACTGACGTTATCGACAATGTATCTAGCAACTTTGCCCTTAGTAACGCTCAGTTCCTCAATTTGTAGCTGTAGCTTGCTGTCTTCTGAATCGCTATAGGTTCTGGTGGCATAGGCGGATAAGTCAATGTCGCCATCCAGTTCAGCCTCAGCGATCTTCTCTTCTACCCATATCTCTGTCGCGTAATCCTCAAGCGCAGCATCATCTAGCTTGTACTGCTTAACGCGCCACCGGTCAGCCTCCCAAACGTAGGTAACGCCGTTATCGGCAACGAATGGCTGGGTCTTGTCTGCGGGAAAGATTGAGGTGGTCATGATTATTAAGGGAGGAGGAAACCGTCAGATTTAATGGTTAGAAAAATCCTCCAATAGTTATGTAATAAGCTTGTCCAACAACAAGGTCATTAAAGCTGCGACCGTGCGACGAAGATAGATTATATTCCATGTGATTGTTGTAGTTCCAGCGGAAACCATCAACTCGAATCTGCCTCATCATTTGCCACTTATTGTCTTTTTCGTTGTATTTCCATATAGTACCAAAAGGGCCATATTGCGTACTAAGAAATTGGGTATCTGGAAATAGATTATCACCTAAATCTATATTATTGTCAGTCTTAAAGCTAATCCGCAGATAATCTCCCGACTTATAAAATCCTCCGTCTTCTGGCTCTTTTGCACCGTCAATTGCCCCGAGCCACCGCCAAGCTAGCCTTGCTGGACCTGGTAATAGGCCCATTTGGTCAACATATTTTTTAGTTACTAAATCCGAATCATCTTCGGGAGTATAGTCAATTTCCCTGCCTCCGGCTCTGATGCGACCGTGATTATGGACTCGAAGAATTTCATGACCCCTGGCATTCGTAACTGCAAAGACAGTTCCCTTGCTTTCGGATGGCAGATTTTTACCTGCAAAAACAACTAAACCAGTTTCTGTATCTTTCTTTGGTTGAATCTGAAGCCCACCATTCATCAAATCACCAGCTTTTCTAACGTAATCGGTTGGGTCGCCTGACTTCATCTCGAAGACCTTAAATCGACCCAGCCCGCTAGGTGCGCCGGTTGATTGAATATCGCTAACTGCCACAATGGCAACACCGTCTTCAATCTTTGCGTCTTCTGTGATTATGTAAGTGGCATTCCCTTCATCGCCTTCATTGACAATTTCAATGTATTTGTCAGCCGTGTAATCACCAAATCCGTGGGTACTGCCATCTGACTCTTCGGTATGAATTGAGATGTGGTCAACTTGACCCCAGCGGCTTACATAAACACTGCCTCCCTCGTCTTCTTTGTTTTCGCAATCACCCATTTGGCGGGTGCAAACACTTAGCTTTTCTGGATCACCATCCGCATCCTCAACGCATTTTGCGTATTGATCTTGGCAGTATTCCTTGGTCGCTTTAACGCCTAATGCGTATTGACCGACAGTTGGTTTTTCAGTGACGTGCGCCCACTTGCCACGGTCAAATTCCTCCGCAATACCATCGACCTTTTCGTGTAGATCTTGAAGTTCTGCGTCTTGCCGGTCCTGATCAAGCTGTATATCTAACGCCTTTTCATCTAGCTCGCTTTTGTTCATCGCCACATTGGCGTTGACCTTTAGCAACTGCTCATCAATGCTGGCAATAGCCGATTGCACACCGTCCAGGCTTACCGGTGGTGCAGCAGGCACCCATACCGCGCCGTCGTAGACGTACAACGTCAGGTCATCAGGTGATGTGCAAAACCACAGCTGACCCGCAACACTTGGCGGTCTGGGTACTGCTTCAGACAGCGTCACGCCTGCGCGTGACATTGCATCTAGGAAATACAGGTTTGCGTCTTCCTGCGTGTCCATTTTCCCAGGGACAGTCGGCAGATCTCTTGCCTCCGCCCTCTTGCGGATTGTTGAACCTCCATTGATTAATGGCAGCGTGCGGGTGTTCTGCAGCTCTCCGTTACCGCCACCACCGCCGCCACCGCCACCACCAACAGCAGTTGAAATCCTGGTGTCTTTTACCGGTTGTCGCAGGTCTGCGATTTTGCTCCAGCCTTGACCTAATTTTTTGTAAAAGCTGAATTCTGCTGAGCTGCAATCAATCCACGAATCACCTTCTTTACCGTCATCTTGAGACGGCGGGCGAAACGCCGTGAGCGTTGACGTGCCGTCTTTACCAGCTTTACCCGGCAATCCTGTAGCACCCGTTGCACCCGTCGCACCTGCCGGGCCAATAACGCGCCCACAATCAATAGAAGTGCCATTCGATAACCCAATAAGCAGACGCCCATCAGGCGTGACAACTCCGGTATCTACAAATGTTCCTGGCTGTCCATCAAGGCCATTTCGGCCATTAGATCCAGCCACGCCATTCTTGCCTGCGCTTCCTGCAGGGCCAGGATCACCCTTGCCGCCAGTGGCTCCTCTATCCCCCTGTTCACCTTTAATCGGGGCAGGTACTTGGATTTCTTGCGTACGTCCATCTTCTAAAACAATCGTGAACGACGTTGGGCTCGATTGATTGATGTCCCGAATGCCAACACCAGCGGGGCCACGCTCGCCCTTCTGACCTTCTGCCGCCATCGCGGCAAGTTCTAAGAGTTCAGTGGTGTTCATGTCTTAATTTGCCTCTTCCTTATTATTGCCGTTACGCAAGGCTAATTTTTGAAGACGCCGAACAACTTCTTTTCTGGCTTCACTTTCGCCTTCATCTTCATCGGGTTCATCGGGTGGGGAATCGCTTGGGCTTTGTCCCACGGGTTCGCTACCAGCTAATGCAATATCCATGCTTTGTAGCTTCTCTTGGCTGACGGCTTCGACTTCTGCCTCAATGTCAACATCAGGAAGAATCTCGCCTTTTTTCAGCATATTCAATAGCGTTTCAATTGTGATCACGCCATTCATCCATAGCTGTTGATATTGGTTGACCTGTTCGCTGCTAAGGGTTTGGAGGTCAAGGTCACGATCAATAACAACCTTGGGGGCTTCTTTATTCAAGAATTGCCCAGCCAGGTCAATTGCATCTTGCAGGCAACGCTCTAGGTCTTGGCTAATGATTTGCAGCATTGAGTCAGAGTCTGTGCGGCTCATCTTTTTGCTGTCTGCTGTTTCCGCTGCGTTCTTTTGAGCGAAGAGGGTTGATAACCCAAGATTCGACATCTGATTTTCAAGGTGACTAATAAAGTCCTGCTGAGATTGGAAGGCAGAGGATGCAGGCTCTACATATTGGGCGCTTCCATCAGGCGGTAAAACAATGGCGCTGTTGGCAGACAGGCCAATGGTGCTGTCGGTGTCATCCCAGCCGCTAATAGTCAGGATCGGCAATGCAGCGACGTGCAAAGCGTGTTGAAGATCAGCCAGCCGTTGTGCTGTGAGAATGTTCAACTGAGCAATAGGCAGCAGCGGGGGCTTACTGATTAGCTCGCCCACCTTTGCGCTATAGGTCACGCATAACGGGATACTTGCGAGGCTTGTGGTGCCCTCGTCATGCTTTGCCCAGCCACTTTCATTCTTGCGGTAGGTCTCCCACGCGCCTGGGGACAACACAAGAATTTCGCGAATAATCTCTTCACCAAACGGCCCAACCGGTTGAGTTACATAACGGTTGATGCGTACCTGCGTGATGGGTGCAATCGGTGATTCATCACCGGCCCGCCATCCCAAGATGTCAGCGGCTGCGATAGGACCGATGAAATACGGCCTTAGCCCTAGCTGACGTTCTATCGCCAAGTTCGGCGCCGGTTCTGTCGCAGGAAAGTCAACGAGCGTTGCCGCGTGGCCCGTGAGGATCGACTCTGTGGCCAAGCGTTTGGCAAATGCTTCGATGCTTGTGCCAAAACCATCAACATCGGCAATGAAATCATCCCAAAACGGATCAACATCGCCATTGCCTTCTTTGGATTGCAGAGTGATTGGTTTACGAAGCATTAGGCCTACGGCCTGATCAACCATGCGAGTCAGATATGGCGGCAACACAGCATGAGAAACACGCCTGAGCCATGCGTCGTGATCTTCCCGTGGCTCTTGACTTAAAAATGTTGCGGCGTTCTCTCTGAAATATTGAGTACCAAGCTGACAGCATTTAACGGGCTGCCATGCCTGACTCATCTGCAAATAAGCAGCGGACAAGTAAGAGGGATCATTGCCTGGCTGCACCTCTTGCTTAGGTTCTGGCGGTCCATTGCCAGGGCCATAGATCCCAGATGAATAAGCCCCAGGATTGTCCGCCATTTACCGCCCACTATTTACTTATAGTTTGCCCAAGATACTCGGCACACCTAATGGACAGATTCCAAATGTCGAGAGAATTTGAGTTTGTCAGGCAGTGCGACGAGATCCACAAGATTCAGGATCTAAATGAAGCCAAACAACTTGCGATAACGCTGCTGCGATTGAATCGCTGTATGCGTGAAACGGTGGCTGCAATGGTCAAGAGCGAGATCCCTGAGATCTCTTTGCCCCCGATTTAGGACGGGTCTTTAACGCTGCTTTAGCTGCAGATCGCGCCACAGCAACCTGAACAGCAGCGGCCCTACCAGGGGAATCAGGAACGTTTCCATCAGCTAGTAACGCAGTCCAGTTCACTTCTTTTTCTTGGGCTTCTTCTTTGCTGTACGGGCAGCGTTTTTAAAGTCCTGTGCCGATGGAGCTAACTTGCTACTGGGCTTTCGAGGCTTCTTCCCAGCGGCCTTGCGCTTGCGGATGTTTGCGTAGAGGCCATCCCCTCCTTTCTTCTTAGGTGCCATTGCCCTGCGTAATCAGATGACAGGTGCCCAGCCTAAACCTGGGTAATACTTCACCTTGGTTTTGCCTGCGGGCTTGGCATTTTTAATCGACGGCCATTTCTTTGCAAAAGCCAACTTTCCCTTTGTGGGCTTGCGTTTTGACTTGCCACCGGTCGATCCGGTGGAACTAAAACGTCCTTGCTTATCTCTTGTGTAAGCGCGTGCCATAAACACACCTTAGCAATGCGCCTGCGAATCGGTACGATAACCGCGGGGAGGAATGGACTCCTCTAACTGCTGCACCGGGCCGGTCTGGGACGCCGGCTCTTTTATGACTGGGCCGATCCCACTGCCAAAGACTTATCCAGCCAACCTGTGGCTTTGCTACCGAGGCGTGCGTTATCGCCCTGCAGCGTTGCAGCTATTTGTTGCCCGTGGTGGCTGGGGTGATGAATACAGGCTCACCAAATCTTCGCCACCTTGCTCTTGGCGCTGCCGGTCTTCCATTGACGGATAGCGGCAAGCCTATAAACGACGTAGCCGGCTGCGTCGCCTGCATGACTTAAGTCATCCATGCCGACCCCACCTTTTTCAGGCCGTCCTTTTTCGTCGTAAGCGTGCTGTTCAAACGTACGAATCAGGTTTTTGCAGCCATTTCCAACCTTGATCTTTCGTTGTTCAATCAACATGTTTACTGCATTGACTCGATCTTGAATAAGAGGGTTGCTCTGCTGTGCCTGCACCTTGTGACCAGCCCTTTTCAGGATCCCGATGTCTGACTCTTGCGCTGCTGCGGTGCTCCGCTGCTTTGATGCAGCGTCAGGGATAAGGATTAGTTGGCCCCGCTTAAAATGCTCGGGATACATTTCCTTGAGGCCTACAGCAATTTGCTGAGTGTCGCGGTAGACGTGCTCATTAAAGAAATGAAACTCATCACCACGGCGGACAAGATGCTGCGTGACGCAGTTACCAACGTTGAGGTCAACGCCTACATAAATGGTGTCTAACGGCTCGGGCTGAGCGTCGGTGTAATTAAGGCTGCGGTCAAACTCGGGATACAGGCTGCAGCTCGCCAAATTGACGAAATGCCCCTCAAGGTAAGCCGCAATTAATTGGCTTGGATAGTTGCGTTCCAAGCTCGGGATGAAGTCAGCCGGAAGATATGGGTTGTCTTTGGTCTTTACCCTGATCAGCCGCTTGTCTTCACCTTCATTCTCAACAAAGGTGCGGTAGCAATAGCGAAAGCCTTCAGGCGTTGATGCAATGGCTAGCTGATTGATGTTGCCTGTCCGCATACGTGCAAGGAGCATCTCGCCAGCTTTTTGCGCGGTATCTACAGGGCTTGTGTCCGCTTCGTCCCAAACTGCAGCCGCGAGGTTCTGACCACGGATCCGCTGGTAGTTCTCAGCCGATTGGCAAAGGATTGTGACCGGTCCAGTTGGTAGCTCTATTCGGTACTCAGGCTGGGGTGATGCTCTAAAGGTGTAGTCAATCTCCCACTGGGCTAAGGCCCCGTCTAAGGCAGGGATCAGAACGGTCCTGATCATGGGGAACGTAGGTTCGCAAGCCATGATCGTTTGGCCTGGGTTGCGTAAACCAAGAAAGATCAGCTTGGCCGCTAGCGCCCAAGATTTGCCTGATCCAAAGCCGCCGATGTAACTGAGGATGCGATGGTTTTCATCGTCTAAGAACTCACGCTGCGCTGGGAGACAGTCCGCGTGAATGCGATCCCTTAAGGCTTGCTCTGCCCCAGGCTCCGGCGGCTTGATGATCTCAACTGGAGGCTCTAGGAGCGTTCCCCCTGGGCAGGCGCTAAGCAGGCTGTTCAACTGCTTTAAAAGTAGTTTTGACAGTGCCTTGGGAATCAACTGTAATCCGATGGATTACGACTGGCTCATCACCTTTAGGCTTGAGCATTCTTCCCACACCGGTCACTTTTGGCCTAGTCATCCTTTCGCCGCCTGCTTTGCTCTTTCAATTGTTAGTTTATATTCTTTTGATTTATCTTGCAAGGAAAGTAACCTCAACTTGAGGCCAGGGACATCACCAAAGGTCATGGCATTTTTACGCGCTGTTTTGATTTGATCTCGCACCTGTCGAATTTCACTATCGACGTTTTTTTTAATTTGCGTAAATTGCGTTACTCGTCCCTTTGCTTGCTCTGCTGCTCTAGCTGCATACGAACCTGGAGCGTTAGCAACTGCCGCCCTGTCTGCCGAACTTGAAGTTAATTTTGCTTGCCTGTAATTCTCCTTAGCAGCATTTTGCGCAGCCTCTGCCTTGCTTAACCGCTGTTGTGCGGCAGCTTTATTAGAGCCAGATGCCGCAAACAAATCAGCACGGGCCTTTTCTGTTGCAGTTGTTGCGGCTGCATTTTGCCGCTTTGCGTCTGTAAGACGGTTTAATGATTGCGATTTTGCTTTTTGCTGCGCTTGCTCTTTACGAAGCAAAGCGACTTGTTTTGCTGGCGGCATCGACTTAATAGCTGCTTTCACTTCGCTTAAAGGCTTCCCCGTCTTGGCGCTAACTCTTGATGCCAACTCGCCACCAACTTCAGCCCGTAAACGCTTTGCTTCTGATTGGTCACTTTTGTATCGCTTATTTCTTTCAATACTTTCAGCCCGTTTCATGGCTTTATCAGCTTTAACTCTGCGCGAAATCTCCGCATTAAGCTGCCGCCCGCGAGACCCTGCCATTGGTCGATTAACAGACGCCGTATCGCCTCTTGGTGGTTGTATCCCAGGCGGTTTTGTCTGTGCGTCTAATCTTGCTTGCGTTTTGTTATTGAAAGATTCAAGTCTCTGGGTTAAAGCGGCTTGTCTTGTTGCTTTTGCCTGTGCCTGAGTATTTGCATAACGCTGACCCTCAGACAAACTCTTTTGAGTTTTGCCTTTAACAGCAATTTTTCTACTTTTACCTTCGGGCGTCATTTTTAAAACAGCGCCGCCGCCTTTGCGGGAATTACCAGCGCCGCCTTTTAACCGTGCCCCGCGCCCGCCTGTTTGGCCGCTATATCCTTTAGGCGCAAAACGACCTTTTGCGTCTCTGACATAGCGCCGAGCCATTACACATAAACAGTTGCAATAGCTTGCCCATACGCAGACTCATCAGTCAGTAGCCCTGTCGATTGTTTCCCTTATGCGGGAGAACGCAGAAAGCTGATGCCTGATTTGCGGGTCTTGGTATTCAATCGTTGTTTCGATGATGGAAGACAAGACGCCGATCATTAGACACCAGTCAGAGAACGAAAGAGTGACAGAAACTGGCCGGGCCAGGTCTGATTTGTTCATTCATTAAACGCTTGCCGGGATACAGCAATGATGGACTGCTGAAGCTGTTTTCGCTTCTCCTCAACAAGGTGCATTGAGGAAACGAGAGTACAAGCGCTGATCCCGTTCTCCATTAAGCAGACCTTGTAGAGGTCGTGATCATCGTTTAGCGGGCTGACTTGTAGCTCTTGCATTTCAACAGTCGTGAACGGGGAGAAGTGCGTAAGCCTTGGCGAGGCCTGTGTAGACGCCATGCCTGGGGTGATCTTTGCGATGACGCCCGTCTAATTCGTAGAGGTACTCGATCCAGAGTTGCCGATTACGGAGAGCCTCGATGTCCTCAGCACCGGGCTTGGAGCACATCATTGGGTCTGGTTTGATCATGATTTTCCTAAACCAACAAGAGCAATTTGAGCGTCAAGGCATTGCTTGGCGCACATGAGTTGTCCACGCCTTTCGGCTTGCATTCTTAAAGAGCGATAACCGGCAAGAGCTTCTGCCATAAAGGCTTCACGCGAGATGCGGCAATCTTCCTCAAGTTTGACGCGAGCTTTGGCAATGTAACTATCGAGAGTTCGTTCACTACAGCCCCAGAGTTCTGCGCCTTGTCGAAGAATGTCTGTACGCGATTTACCGTCACACAACATGCCGTAAATCGTGTCTACACGTAAAAGAAGCTCATTATTTGTGGGCTTCTGACTCACTGAAGAATAAAGAAGGTGCTTATAGGTTAACGAATAAGTGCAATACGCAAGCGAAATGAAAACCGTCACACCCTGTTAACAGGTGCTTGACAGGTGCTATGATCCAGGGGTCAGGCGCACACCGCTGCGCGGACAAAATCATTCACAACTGAACAATGACCTGCACCTTTGCTTGGGTTGCAGCTCTCCTGCTGCTCCCATTGATCATTCTCTGGAGGCTCAGCCTCTCACCACAGCAAAACGCCAAACGCTTACGAGCCGCTGGCCACACCTACAAATCAATCGCTTCAGCCCTCAACGTTTCACCAACCACCGCTCGCCGGTGGGCTCTTGCCTGAGGGATGAATTGAAAGAACCTGCAAATTTGCGCGTTCTTTTCTTTGCCTTTTGCGTTCAAGAAATCTGAGCCACGCTTGTTTTGATCGTTTGGATCGTTTAGGGCGCTTTCTTCTCTGCTGCTCCCCCGCGTGGCCGCCTGACGTCCCAGAGTTAAGGCAGCAGAACGACAAAGCCTGGGGATAGTTGCCAGAACTATCAGCGGGGCCAGGGGGAAGCCTTGTCAGTTTCATGGGAGCTTGATTTGGCCATTCGCAATCGCATCCATGAGTTGACCGGAAGCGCCTAAACGTTCGCCGCCTTTGCCCATGTAATAAAAGCCACGCTCAAGAGCTATGGCCCCGAGTTTGTCTGGAGTGTCGTTATTAACGCGAACAGCAAAGACGCGTCGGCCTGTGGGTGTGCCGTCTATTCGTTGAGTCATAAGGGGATTTAACTGCAGCCACTATAGGTGCTTGACAGGTGAAGTCAAGGTGCTATCGTATGGACGGGCCGGAGACGGCCATCAACCTCATGTCCTCAATGCCATTGGTTTCAATGCCTAGATCACCAGAAGGGCGTCTTCGCCATCTGCAAAAGCAACGCGAGGCTTATCACCTTGCAAAGCAAGATCCAAACTGGTTGGAGCTAAACCGTGAAAAGTGGGGTCAAAAACAACAACGCCGAAGGGCTGACCCTGCTCGATTAGAGCAAATGAGAGCGAAAGACAGAGAACGCAGAAAGGCCCGTTTAGCTGATCCTGTTGAACGTCAAAAGATTGACGCCAGAGGAATGATAAATAAGCGGGCCAAGCGCAAGACCTTCCCTAGCCCGGGGCTTTTCGTCTGCTGCGACTGCCAGTCAGCAAAAGCCGTCGAATACCACCATGAAACCTATGAATTGTGGTGGGGTGTTGAGGCTTTATGCCGTGAATGCCATGAGAGAAGGCATCACCCGTAGTCTCTTAGCGCCGGGGATCCTGCAATACAACACGCGGTTCCGCGAAATACAGGGCGATGAAGTGATCCAAAGATTGAGAGGCATTGCTCTTGAGGGTCTTTGGGGATTGTTGATCGACCCCCCGGCAGCTACCACCCCCTTTTCTTATAGGTGCTTGACACCTGTCGCGTAGGTGTGCAATACTTTGTGCATGGCCAGAGATGGCCGCCCCCCTCGCTTCCAAATCCAATGACGATCAACGACACCAATTCTTTTGACAAAGGCGAGCTTGCCTACGTCGCTTTACAGGCCATCGAACAATTCGTTGGCGAGCGTGGCTACAAGCTCGGCTTTGGTTCTGATGACGGAATCCATGAGGCCATCTGGGACGCTCTGGGCTACGTCGAAATCGACCCCGCCTGATCGCCTGGGGCTTCGGCCCCGCCACCCCTTTTTTAAACTAGGTGCTTGACACCTGATCGACACCATGTCATACTTTGTGCATCGGAGAGATCCGATCCTTCTAACCCTCAAAACAAATGCTTGACCTTTCCACCATTCAAGTCAGCTCCACCATTTACCGATACGAATCCAAAGTTCGCGCTGAAAAGTCTCTTGCCTTGTGGGTTGAAACTGCCTGCCCCGGCGAAACATTCGATCTGTTTGACAATGGCCGTGGCTACGTGGTCCGCATGTTTGAAGACGGCGAATTTGTCTCCACCGTTTGATCACCACCGCCCCCGAGAGGGGGCTCTACCAACCTCACCACTTCAACCCAATGAAACTTTTAACCGCATTTGCAGCCATCACCTTCATCGCTGCTCCTGCACAAGCCCAGGTTTACGAGGTTTACAACGGCGACCTTTACACCCGTTGCCACTTCACCGGCTCTAGCACTTTCTGCAAGCACGGAGACGCCGCACGCAGCGAGCGCGACCGCACCAAGCTTGCCGAAGCTTGCGAGGCAAAAGCAAAAGCTGCCCACGTTGAAAAATATGGGCACTACACCGTTCTCATGCGTGGCACGCACGTCGTTGGCAAACACCACTCTTCATTTCTGAAAACTCTTGGTCATCCAGAAGTTTTCTGGAATGACGCAGCCCATGCCGAATACAAGGCAGCTACACAAGCATGTTTCACCGCTCAAGGTTTCTGATGACCCCACAAATCGACGACGCGTACATCAACAAAAACGAAATTGTTGATCGCGCCATGGACGCCATTACCGATGGCTTTGCCAGCTACGGCTACCTGACCAAATCATCATTTGATGAACGGGTATGGACCGCCATTTATGACCAGCTACAACACGCAGAGATCACCCCTTTGAAGTGATCCACACCATGTCCCTACGCAGAACCAAAATGTCTCGCAGCAAGTATGGAACCATCCCCTACGAACATCTCGGATATGCCATCCGTTGGGAGCAAGCCCGCGCCCAATACTTCGAGATGGTCGGCAAGTCTGACGACGCCCACGACAGCCGCATGAGAGTCCGTGGGTACGAGCGCCGCGCACAGGTCGAATCTGACTCGATGTTTGTATGACACGCCTCAACCTCTGGTACAACCGCCCTCAAGACATCAGGGCAGCCGCAAGGGAACGCGCAGCGGCAGCGCTGCACGCAAAGCACGCAACAGGCTTAACAGTTTTAGAAGCCAGCTATTTGAGAGCCATGAAAGACGGGAGGATCCCATGCGAGGAATAATCGCAATCGTGGCGGTAACGATCTGCTGCCTGGCAGACCCATTAGCTCCGCTTGACAACATGCGCCTGCGGATCAACAATGTAACCAGTTCGTACCCAACTCATGCCAACAACTGAACTAGACGGCG